ACCTCGACCGATGCGCTGATGGAGTGGTTCCGCCGGGTCATCCTCGGCCGCGTCTACGACTGGCAGAAGGTCGTGATCCTCGGCAACCTGTTCCACCCGTCGGACTTCGTCTCCCGCCTGATCGAGGAGTACCCCGACTGGCCTGTGATCCGCTACCCAGCCGTGACGGACGAGGAAGCACACGAGGTCCTGTGCCCCGAGGTGTGGACCTACGACGGGCTTGTCTCCAAGCGTAAGGAGGTTGGGGAGAACATCTGGCACTACACCTGGATGCAGCGGGAGGGAACCTTCGAGGATGCCGTCTTCACTCGGGAGAAGCTCCTGGATGCCCGCAACCGGGACTACGTCCTCGGGAAGGTGCCCGAGCAGGTAACGCACGTCTTCATCGGCTGTGACCCTGCCATCAGTCAGTTCTGCGCCATATGTGCCTGGGGACTCGATGTTCGAACGGGGGTGAGATACCTCGTAGACATCTTCAACCAGGACAAGATGAGGACCTTCGCGGCCATACAGGCAAAGATCCTCGACTTCGTCGGCCTCTACGCGCCGCGCACGGTCGCGATCGAGATGAACAACTTGCAGGGCTCGATCTCGAACGACCCCGAGTTCGTCCGGGACTGCCGTTCCTACGGCGCGCGTGTCGTCACGTATCAAACCCGCACCGAGATGGGGGCGCGGCGTGAGGCTGACGACTTCGACATCTCCTCCATCGGGGCGCTGTTCGACTCCGACCTGGTGGTGCTGCCCTACGGGGACTCCTCCTCGGAGAAGATCGTGGATGCCTACATCTCCCAGCTGCTCGAATGGCGGCCGGGCGTGAAGTACCTGACCCGGGACATGGTGATGGCGACCCTGTTCGCCGAGTGCGAGGCCCGCACCACCTACCTCCAGGAGCGGAACCGAGACAGGAACAAGAAGGCGGTCAACCGAGCGCCGGCATGGGCGAAGAACTCCATCGGAGGCTGGCGCTGGCAGAGGCCGAAGGAGCCGGCGAAACTGCCCTTGACGGACCTCGCAAGCTGACATTGGTGCTATGGCACTATCAGAGAAAGACGTAACCGACATCCTCACAGAGCGTGAGGAGTCTCAGCGCATCCTGGATCGCTGGGGCGCTGTCCGCGTCTCCTATCGCGACTGGAAAGAAGAGATCCGCGCGATGGACGACGCCTACAACTCCAACTACCTTATGCGATGGCCCGACAACTCGGGCAGTGTCGGTTATCCGAAGGTCCCCAACCTCCCACTGATCGCAGCCGAGGACCGTGCCCGCCTGGTGGCCGCAGGGAATCCCTCCATCGCCTGCCGCTCCGAACGCACCAGCGACAGGGCCAAGGCCGCCGCCGAGAAGCGCGAGCGCATCCTGGCGGGCTACTGGGAGCGGAACCGCATCCGCTTGCAGATGCCCGCCTGGGCGCACGACCTCATGGCCGCGGGTGTTTCCCTGGTGAAGGTCCTCCCCGACTTCGACTCCCCCAAGCGTGAGCGGTTCCCCGTGTATGACCGGGTAGACCCGCGCTATGCCTACCCCGGCCCCACGTTCGCCAAGGGGCCGTTCCTTGAGGACTGCGTCGTCACCTACCGCGGGAAGTACAAGGACATCGGCCGCCGGTTCAACAAGACCGACGAACTGATGCGCTTCACGACGCGCCAGCGGCAGCAGTCCGGCAAGAAGGGCGACGACGTAACCGTCATCGAACTCTACGACCAGGACGTGATAGCCGTTCTGGCCGTGACGGGCACGGGCAAGACACAGTCGAACATGTGGCTCATCGAGCCGACGAAGCACGGCCTCGGCAAGTGCCCCATCGCCATCGGGGTCCGCCCCACGCCCGCGGGCATCTACCGGGGCGACTTCATCGGATCGCTCGCCGTGATGAACGTCTGGAACCAGTTGATGACCCTGCACCTAGACGCGGCGATGCAGGCGGTCTATCCGGCGCGCATCACCTACGACATCGAGAACCCCGAGGAGTATGGCCCCGACGCCGAGTTGCGGGCGCAGTCCCGGGAGGGGAAGGTCGAGTTCGTCCAGACCCCAGGGCAGAACTTCTCCAACCACCAGATGCTTGCCCTGCTCGGCAAGTTCGGCGAGGTCTCCGCGCTCATGCCCCCCTCACGCTCCGGCGACCCCAACGAGTCCATCATCTCCGCCGCGGGCATGTCGCAGGCGAACTCGCAGATGGCCGACCATGTCATCTCCCTGGAACGCGACTCTCTCGCCCCGATGCTGGAGGCCGCCAACGAACTCGCCTTGCGCTCGGACGAGTTCGCAGCCGACGTGAAGAAGGAGATCGTCGGCTACGCGCGCGGGGTCGCCTTCCGCGAGACCTACAAGCCCTCGGAGGACATCGGCGGGAACTACCGCAACCAGGTCATCTACCCCATCGGCGCTGCCGGGGGCGAGATCAACACCAACGTCATGCTCCTGCAACAGGCGGGGGCGGGCTTCATCTCGAAGGGACTGGCCCGCGAACTCTCGCCGCTCATCGAGGACCCGTTGGCAGAAGGCAAGCGCATCGCGAAGGAGACGTTGCAGGACGCCATGTTCGCGGGACTGGTGAGCAAGGCCGCGTCGGGAGAACTCGACCCGGTTCAGCTCGCCGCCATCGACAAGGCGTTGGAGAGTGAGAACAAGACCCTCTCTCAAGCCATCCAGGAGAACCTAGCGGTGGCACCGCTCGCGATGCCGGCTGCGGCTGGGACGCCTGCTGGTGCACCCGGAGTCGCAGGGGCCGCGCGGGGCCAACAGCCGCAGGGAGCGCAAGCGCAACGCGCGGCCCTTCCTCCGTTAGAGCAACTGTTGGGAGGGGCGAGGCCGTAGTGCCGTTCCGCAGTGAGAAGCAACGCCGCTACATGTGGAAGCGTCACCCGAAGATAGCCAAGCGTTGGACCGAGGAATACGGGTCCAAGCCACAACCCAAGAAGGCGAAGAAGAAGTCTCATGGCAAGAGCAGGTGAGGCTCCGAGTCCGGCTTTCGAGCGCGGGAACGAACTGCCCTACGGCGTAGCCGCCGCTGCCAACCGTGGCGTCACGGGCCTAGTGGCCCAGGAACCGCCGCTGCCCCCGGAGGAACCGTTCAAGCCCGCCAACCCGCAGGAGGCGTTCCTGTTCTCTCCCACCGACCGCCCGGGCGAACCCGCGACCCACGGTGCGCCTATCGGCCCCGGTGCGGACTACACGCCGCATACCTACGAATCCGACCAAGAGTTCCTGGCGCGAGTTGCAGGTGAACTCGACACACCGGATGCCTCTCGGGAGGTCCGCGACTTCGTTCGCCGCGTGCGCCAGGGGCTCTAATGCCCATCCCGACCGGCGTCTACACCCCCGAGCCCGAGAAGAAGAAACGCAAGGGTTCGGTCCCCGATGTCACCCAGTCGGATAAGGTCGCCATCGTCGAGTATGCCTCGCGCGGCACCCTGCCGACTCTTCTCTCCTGGTCGCTGTCGGAGCGCGGGTTCCAGTTCAATGACCTAGAACGCGCCGCCCGTGCGGCAGCGCGTCTCTACGATGTGCCGCAGGGGTGGGTCTGGGGCGACACCAAGATGTCGAGCCTCATCGACCCATCCACGGGCGAACCTATCGACATGCAGACCTTCCGGCGGATCACGAACAACGCCGAACCGCAGGTCTTGGAGTCGATGCTGAGGCAACTCACGACCCGGACTCAGTACGAGGCCGCCGTCGCCCGCCGCGAGGAGATGGCCCCTCCCGTGGACCGCGGGAAGCTGGCCGCGGTCATCCGGCAGATGGGGCCGCTCGCGCAGTACGCGATTCCGGCGAGTGAGGGCCTGTCTGCGGCTGTTCTCATCTCGCAACGCCGGGACGTGAAGGCCGAGGACTTCGGCCGCAACCTGAAGGCCATCTCGGACTGGGTGGCGGCTGTCGGGGCGGGTGACAAGTTCGGTTGGCAGGAGATCACCTTCATGGCCGCCGACACGGCCGCACAGGGAATCCCGCTCACCTCCGTCGGCGATGTCATCAAACACTACTTCCCCAACGTCGGGGAGTTGGCCGAGCTTGGGCGGACTCGCGAGACCCAACTCGCGGCTATGCAGCCGACAGAACAAGCACGCGCGCTGGGTGTCGGCAGCGGCCCGATGCTCGCCGCAACCCTTTCAGCGGCATCCCCGGTGCCGGGTTCCGCCGAGGCCCTGAAACTCTATGACCAGATAGTCGCAGGCACGGCGGACTCCAAGGTGGACCTCTACAAGCTCTCCCAGGACCTTGAGAAGCAGATCGTCATCGACCAGGACGCCTTCGCGAACTCCTGGGTCGGCAAGGGGCTCGGGTTCGTCGGGAGCCAGCTCAACAAGCCCTTCCAGTTCGTGCAGCAGGTCGCGACGGCAGCCGCCGCTCCCGCTGCCGCGGCCCTGAGCGCCGCGACGGAGGCTTTCTTCCCGGGGCTGCAAACCTACAAGGGCGAGGGCATCTCCGGCCCTGCGGAGGCATGGCAGGACACCTTCGACGCGCGCGATGAGATACTGCACCGCATCGCCGGGGGTGAGAACGTCGGTTCTTTGTTTGCTGAGACGTTCAGTCTGCCGGGGTGGGTCGGCACCGGGATGGACTTCTACATCGGGTGGATGACCGACCCGCTGATCGTTGGTGGCAAGGTGGTGATGGCCCGCCGTGCGATGCGGGTCGCGCCCGAGCTCCTGCGTACCGAAACGTTGGCCGCCGGCATCGCACAGAAACTCCCCATCCTCCGCGGCTTGGAGGAGGCGCGTTGGACAGAACGCCTCGCCCAGCAGGTCGGCACCTTCAGGTCCAGCGTCTACCGCCTGGTCAGTTCGCGCAGGGCCGAGAACCTGTACAAGGCGATGTACGTGGACGACGAGGGCGTCTCCCTCATGCGGGAGATGGACCGCTGGACCACGCGCATCGAGGCCCGGGGCGGCTTCGACCCCGAGTACATGCTCCGCCTGCGCGACCAGATACTCTCCAGCTTCCCGCGGGCATCTAACGAAGCCTACGATGCGTTCCGCCAGGGGGTGGCAGCGCACTTCGGCATCGTGCCCCCGCCGGGCACCCCCGCAGCCCTCGCGTTCGCATCACGCGAGGCGCGCTCCGCTACGGCCGCTCGCGCGTTCGTGGACGAAGTTCCCGGCTTCCAGGGTCGCCTGTTCACCCCAGGAGAATCCGGTCTGTTGGCCCCCGAAGCCACGGCAGCCAATCTTGCGGAAGATGTCCTCGGCCGCGTCGGCGCAGACTTCGCTCTCGCTCGCCGCCTCGAAGTGCCGACGCGCCTGTCTTTCATCCCAGGCAAGGGTCTCCTCGCGCGCACGCGCATGGCGATAGCGGAATCCGCGCCCCTGTCGGAGACGGTGGCCGGCCGCGAACTCGCTTCCCTTCCGGGCATCAACCCGGGCAGCGTCTTCAAGTTGAACGAGAACCCGGTACGGTTCGTCGGCCTTCGCGGGACGCGCTGGGCGGAACTCGACGCGGAGGAGTTGCGTACCTTCCAGGCGGACATGGCTACGGCCGTCTCCGGCCCGGCCAGGATCGAGGTCCTTCACAAGATGGACGACCTCGCGATGGAACGCTATGCGCTCCGCAAGGGCATCCCCGCCGCCGCCCTCCCGAAGATGATGGAAGACATCACCCAGATGCGCGGGGACTACGAGGCGACCACGCGCCTCTTCGGCACATACCGCGAGGGTGAATCCGGGGTGGTCTCGAATGTGCGCCGCATCGAGCGCCCCCTCTTGGAGACCCAGCTTCAGCACGAGGTAGGAGTGGTGGACCCCATCCTTGTGAAGAAGGCCATCCGCCGCTTTGCAAAGAGCATCAAGGACATCGAGGCGACCGCACCCGAGGAGTTGCTTGCGGCCCTCAAGGGCCTCGGCAAGTTGGAGTCTTTCCGCCAGCACCTCGCGCTCACTGCCGGCAAGTGGGGGATGAGGAGTTGGAAGTTCATGGTGGTCCCTCGCCCTGGCTACGTCGGCCGCGTCATCCTGCTCGACGAGAACCTGCGGTTCCTCTCGACCGCTGGCGGAGTCCTAGAGCGCGCAGCGGCGACCAATATCGAGGACGCGGTTCGTACTCTGTCGCGGGTCATCACCGCCTCAGCCATGCCGCCGAAGATGGCTGCGGCTGTGGGCAGGGGCGCGAAGCCGCTAGATGCCGCCCTCCAGTGGCTCTATCCCGAACGCACCTTCCAGATCGGTGACCTGGAGGTCAAGGCCATCCCCGCCGGGCGTCAGGCTTACGAGGCGCAGGCGAACGTCGGGATGCGTGCCCAGGACGCCCTGAACGACCTCATGCGCGCGAGCGACACGGCCGAACGCTACTTCCAGACCTCCGGCTCGTGGAACGTGCTCGCCCCGGGCGAGACGGCCTACTTCGACGCTCTCGCGCACAACCTGAACAATCAACTCGGGTGGTCTACCCCCGGACGGCTTGCGCTTACCTCTGTTCGCGAAGGCGAGTCTGTCGAGCAGACGACCGCGCGCCTCGTCGCCTACGCACAGGGACCGGGGAAGGCACTCGTCCGCAGCAAGCTCGGGTACCTGCCGGAGGATGTCGGCGAGTGGGCGGACTCCCTCTCGCGTGTTGCCCACTCCTACACGATGGGGAACCCGGTGCTTGCCGATGCCGCGCTCGCCCGTGCGGTGAAGCCCGAGTTCCTGCGCGGCCTTCCGAAGGGAGACCTGCCACCCGTCCACGGACCGCTCGTTGAGCACTTGGCCTCGGGTGGCCCAAGCGCCCACAAGTTCACCAACTACTTCTACTCGACCTTCGTCCAGCAGCCGGAGAACGCGCTCACCCGCCAGCCTTACTACAAACTCTGGAAGGCCCGCGCTGAGAAGTCCTACCTCGCGATGGCGCAGGAGGCAGCGGGACCAGCCCCGCTTGTGATAACAGACGCGACGGCCGAGGGTGCCGCAAGGCAGGCGGGTGCGAGTTCTCGGTACTGGTATCACTCAACTACCCCGGATGGTCTGGGGGGAATCAGCCAAGAAGGGCTCGTTCCGCGGATTCCTGCGGGTGGCCCGTGGGAGGAGGGGCTTTCTGATGCCCGGACCTTCCTCGCGGTAGAGCCTTCCGACGCCTTTGCTCTAACGGTGGAGAAGTCGGAGAAGGTTTTGTTGCGCCTCGAAAGGAGTGCAGTACCGGATCTTCAACGGACCGGGGTGGAGGCTTTCCCGCTCTCGATCTGGGAGAAATACACGGGTAGCAGGATTCGCCCCTCGGCCATCGAGTTCTTCGGCGCAGACCAGAAATGGCACCCGGTGGCGCAGGCAGCGGGTGTCGCGTACACCCCCGAACTTCAGCAGGCGATCGACGCCGCATCCAAACGCTTCGCCCTCTCCCAGGTGAAGAAGGTCATGTTCGACTTCACCGAGAACACGCGCATCGGTGAGTTGGTCTCGGGCGTGTTCCCGTTCGTGCAGCCGTTCGCCGAGGCATATCAGGTCTGGGGCCATATCCTTGTAGACCGCAACCCGGCCGTCATCGGCTACGTCAACCAACTCTGGAAGACGGGGAAGGAATCCGGGTTCGTCCGCCAGGACGACTCGGGTGAGTATGTCATCCCGACGACATGGTGGGCGCTGAACGCCCCGGTCATCTGGGCACTCGCCCACGCGCCCG